GTGTTTTGCCGGTCTTGATGTACTCTTTCGCAGCATCTTTCAGCCAAGGACTTGACGTATAATTCGTCATATCAATGCCGATGTCGTATCCAAGGTAACGTCTGCTTGTGCCTCTTTCTCCGAGTGCGCGGGAAGTCGCAACGTCAGGCTTGAATTTAATCGAAAGCTTCTGTGCATCAATAACCTTTATGCCATCAAGAAAGACCTTACCTTCTCTCAAGCTGATTCTGTTTTTATTTGCGCCCATAGTATGTTGTACCTCCTTCTTTAATTAGTTCTTACCTGGAAGTAGAGTTTTTCGGAGCTATCAACAGGCTGCAGATACACATCGAAGTATGTATTGTCGCCCTCTGATTTTGCTCTGTCAACCAAGAAATCGTTCTTTTCGTCAACGTTCTTGATTGCTCCGTCTTCCTGCATTGCAAGATGTAACGACGCTCCAAGACCTTCCATAACGTTCCAACCGGTTTCGTTGTTATCGTACTTGTTGGGAGGGAATGTCGTTTTGTAAAGAGAGTTTGCATTGTCGAAAACTCTCTGCACTCTGTTTTTCCTGTAAGAGCTGTCTTTCTTTGAAGTAAACGTTACAAGTGAGTTGATGTCGTATTCTACAACAACATCACCGGCTTCGGAGAACGAGAAGAAGAATTCGCCATTGTTGATAGCCGCAACTGCTTCTTCGTGAAGTTTGTTTCCGATTATGTCAACTGCACCCTCATAAAGTGCGTAAGTGTTGGAAGTTGTATAAGACGCTCCGGCATATGCAGCCGCAACCCAAGCACAAGCTTTTACATTGTCGATTTCGGTACCATCCGAAAGAACAACGCCATTTGTAACGTTTATAATGAATTCACAGTCTGCCTTGAAATCGGGAACAGCTGCGTGAACACGCTTTCCGCAAGATTCCCAAAGGTAATTAACCTTTGATTTTACGGAGCTCTTTAAGCTCTCTGCACTCTCTCCTGTGATGGGGAATGCAAAAGAGTTGAGAGTAATTCCCTCAATAGCATCAAGAAAGTCTGTGTAATCTTTTGTAGCAGCAGTCTCGCATGTGCCTCCTGCAAGAGCTACGGAAGCGATTTCAGCAAGTTCCGCACCTTCTGCCGCAGTAAAGGTCACATATTCATCCTCTGCTGAAACAAGGTCAGCTACAGATGTTACGCCCTCGTAGTTTGATACTTTCGCACCACCGAGATAAACTGTAACATCAAAGCCAGCGACAGGATTTGCAACAATGCTGAATTTGAGGTCGTTGCCTCTTGTTCCTGCATATTTAGCAGTAGCCGAAACGCCACCGCCGCTTCCTGTTGCCTGAGTACCGGCACCGGCTACAATGTAAACATATACAGTGCTTGCCTTTTTGAACGCCTCTTTGACAAGAAGTAATTCGTTGTCATAAACGCTATAACCAAGCATTGCATACGCCGCATCAGGTGCAGCATTTGTCAGTTTGATAAACTCACCGACAGGGCCGTAATTGTGATTGAAAAGAGGTATAGCTGTTATACCTCTCACGGCACTTCCAGAGCTTTCAACTTTGTCACTTTCAAAGTTGATATAATTGCCCGGACGCACCTTTTTAACTTTAGGATCAAAAGTTCCTCCAGCCATATTACTTTACCTCCTTTTTTAACCATTTGTCGATATGGTCTTTCATTTCTTCAACGGTGTATTCGCCGTCTAAATTGTGTGTCGCTCCCGCATACGTGCTCTGGGATACCCCGAACAGTTCAAGAGCGTGTGCTCCTAATTTTTCGACAGTAAACTTCGGAGCTTTCTTGGTTTCTGTAACATTGTTTTCCGTTGATTCGGGAACATTCTTTTTGCTCATTGTTACATCAATCCTCCTATTCCTTTAAATTAAGAGAAACATCATAAGTCTGCATTTTTTCCGACTTAACTGACAAGTCGTCATATTCATAGCTTTCATCCCAATCAAGCCACATTTGATAAACTCCATCATCAGCCTTTTTTATTTCTGCACGTGAAATACGGATTTTTCGACCGGTGGGCGTTCCATCCTCGTTGAGTATAGGAATAAGGTATCTGCCTCCGACAATCTTTGCTAACACCTTTTTTGCGATAGCTTTCGCATTATCGGTTGTAGAGTGAAAGAATTTAATATACCACGCATTATTGAATGCATATGTATCTAAATCCTCTCTGCTTGTTCCTGTGTCTGTTTCGGGGAAGAATACCGATGGTACCTTAAATCCTGCTTTCAGTTCGTTATAATAAGGCGTAATGTTCTTGCCTGCAGCTGATAAGACGTAATTTGCTATACTAGCCTCGATTTGTTCCATATAAACACCGCCTTTACATCAAATCACCAAAGTATTTCCTTAACCATTCATCGAGCTTTTTATCAAGGAATTGCGGATACATTTTTTCCATAATCTTCAATGCACTTTCCCAATAATGTTTTCCCTCTACCCATTGTTGTTTAAGATACATTCCTGTTTTTGAGCCGGGATTATAGACAAATTTATCACCTTGCCAATCGCCCGGAATAAATCGTCCGATTTCACCTTTGCTACAAGTCCAGTGTCCGTCGTTTACGTATTTTGCATACTCAACATTGGTACCGACTTCGAGCTTCATTTTTCCATCAGACCAAATCCAGACGTTGTCGCTGTCGCCCTTTTGAAAACTGTTAAGCAGTAATCGGGTATCTACAACCTTACGCCGCATTATCTCGTCTTCACAGAGCCGCAAAAACTCAATTCCTAAAGCTTCGATAAATAGTTCAAGTTCTTTCTTGAAATCGCCTCTGGCCGCTGCCTGCAGGCGAGCAAAAAACGCACTGTATTGAGAGAGGTCTATGCGGATACTGTTTCCAGCCATCACAAAGCCCTCCCCGTTCCAGTGCGTTTAATATAAACAAACGTGTGATGATTTCTCGGGTGTCTCGGAATTTCAGCGATATAGGAATAACCTGTTTCTTTGCTTACGATTTTATCATTTACGCGAATATCAACACCAAAGGGAAGTGTGAGCTTTATTCGGGAATCCATATCGTTCGTCAGTTCATTTTGAACAATGTTTATAGACGCACTTTTGATTCCAAAATGACACTCTTGGTCCGTAATGTCGGGAGTTTCGGGATAACTATACTCGTCAGAGGACGGCAAACCATATCCCGGAGAGTTCCCTTCATTAACTGCGTGATAAATATCGCAATGGTGGTCGAGGAAGTCTAAAAACATACCAGCACCCCCTATAATTTGCGTAAACGCATATTTACAGTATTTGATGCCTTCGCTTTTTTGTAGTCTTCCAACAACGGCGCAATTTCGTCAAACAGAGAGGATACCTCAATTACGCTGCTTTCCGCAGTATAAGAATAATCGTCAAAAGTTTCCGATTTCTTATTCTTTGTCTTTTCAATAGCATTATGAGCAAATGCCTCAGCAAGAATTATGACGGCGTTTTTAACTTCCTCCGGGATAGAGGGGTATAATTCGCCGTCAAGAAAATCCTTGTTGTTTGTATAGGACATTATCTGCATTTCTGCTCTCGAAATGTCGATAGCAAGCTTTGAAGTGCTACGACCTTTGACATCCGAGTATTCGGTGTAGTCTATGACATCTTGCGGCTGTACCCACGGTCTGTCTGCCATAAATCACACCTCCGATTATTCCTGGATATCCAACATTGTTAAGCTGCCGCCGAGTGCAACAGAAATCGCCTCGAGGATTTCAGCCTTTCTTGATTTGCCCGAAAGGTCAATCCCGTGTTCACTTGCAAATGCGCGAAGCTCGTTGATATTCATAGCTTCGAGTGTTTCAGAATCGATTTCCCCTTCAAACAATTCACCGTCTTTGTTGTTATCACCGGTACTTTCTCCGCCGTCTTCCTCTCCGTTGTTACCACTTTTGTCGTCTGCATCTTTTGTAAGTGCAAAATAACCGGTTGAAATCAATCTTTTTGCCTCTTCTTCAGATACAGATACTACAGGTTTTTTGAGAGTGGCTTTGATTGTGCCGTCTTTTGTTTCGCCCAAGTATGAGCGACCTTTGATAAGCTTAATCTTCACCATAAATCACACCTCCGATTAGTTCAAGCCGGTAATGATAGCAGTAGCGTCGAGCTCTTCGATGATTGGATCGTAATCAAGGTGAGCAACATAGAAACGCTTATCCTGCATAATCGCCTCTTTACCTTCAGTTGTCTTACGTACCTTCATATCGTAAGTATTAACTACGATAAGGTTTTTCGGGTCTGTAAGGATGATTGTATCATCGCTCATTGAAGGACATTCAATTGCCTTAATCTTTGCAGGAGCATTGTAAAGGCTTTCAGGAACAGCGCCGCCGGCACCGATTACTTTATTGAGCAAGAAGAGTTCCCATTCCTGTGCTCTCTTTGGAGACATCAACCAACGAAGTTTTCCGTTGTTGTATTTATTCGGGAGAAGAGCAAGGGTTTTGTAGAACAGGTCAAGGCTCATTGTGTCAGATGCAGATGCATCATAAACGTGGCCGCCGTTCTTAATCTGCTTAATCCAACCATCATTGATTTTAAGGAAGTCGTAATCGTCAGCATCAGAGTCTGTTTCTTCATCACCGTTAAGGTAAAGGTCTTCCAAATCAACGCCAAGCTGGGTTGTCATTAAGTTTGTGATAATAGCTTCAAGCTGCTGACCTTCGATATTCTCACGAAGAGTTTCCTCTGTGATTTCCCAAGGCAGACGAACAGCAGTAGTCGCATATTCAATCTGTGTGGTATCTACGCCTGCTCTGTATCCATCATCGGTGTTTTCCACCTTTTTTCTCAAGATACGGCTTGCGATACCGATTTTGTCGATTTCGCCGCTTTTTGCTCTGCGCATTTCGTGACGAATTAAGCCACCAAGATTTGTGGCATCAAAAGTCTGCTGAATAAACTTTCTCGCCTGTTCCGGATTCAGCAAACCGGAAGTAAGCATAGCTGTCTGAATAGGATCAGTAGCTTTTGCAACAATTTTGTTATTTGTAGGCATATTCTTTTCCTCCTCTTAATTAAAACATTCCCGTCATATAATGCGGTTCTTCTTCGCTTTTCTTGACTTCGCCTTCGTTGTTGAGATTAACGGGCAAGCCTTTAGCTTTTAATACAGGCTCCATAGCCTTCTGTACTGCTGCATTGATTGTGTCAGCAACATTTTCAGCAGTAATAGGGGTTTCTGCCGGAGCAGCAGGTGTTTCACCTGTTCCCATAGCTTTCTGCACTGCAGCTGCAACCATCTTTTCGATAGTGTCGGCAGTGATAGGGGTTTCGCCTTCACCGGCAGGGGTAGTCTCTGCGGGTGCAGGATTTGGTGTCTGAGGCTCTAAAGCCTTTTTGATTGAATCGTCAATCATTTTCTGGATAGCCTTTTCATCCATTTCTTTTTCCTCCTTTTCGGTTGTCTCGGCGAGGAAAGCGCCAAGACTTTCATATACATTTTCTAATGCTGCACGGTTTTTCGTGCTTAACTTTTTGCCTGCTTTTTCTATGGCACCCTCAACAGGCAACAGAGATTTCGTCAAGCTTTTCTCTGCAAGGGTATTGATTACGATTTCGGAGAATTCCTCCAATGCTTCTCTGATGACGCTCTCGTTGGTCTCGAATTCGTCTCTATCGGTAAAATAATTGTATCTGCACAAGGTTTCCTGCAACGAATACCAAGCATCCCAGAACAATGTTCTTTGTGTCTTCTGCTTGAATTTGTCTGCTACTGTGCCTTTTTCCACCACCTCAAAGCCGAGAGCCTTTGCAATCCTCGCAAATATGCCCTTCTGTTCGGAAGTGCTTGCGGATTTTTCAAGAGCAGAAATATCATCGTCAACTTCGCTATACTTGCCGACACCACCCATTGAAAAGCCTGTAAGCTCTCCTTTCTGAATGGAATCCCAAGCGTCGCTATCATCGGGAAGTTCTACCGTCATAAGCCACGTGCCTTTTTTGATTGGCTGACCTTCGATTGTTGTATCAGCCTTTTCAATCCAGCTTTCAACAACTACCGCATCAGCAATCGGCTCAAATTCGTGCTGAATATCAATCTGATTTCCGTTCTTGGTAAACCAATAAGCAGATTTTCTGATTTCTTCTTCGGTCATATAGTT